AATACAGCAGTTGCTGATGGTGAAGTATCTGGTGACATGGCCATGTTTCAGGCGGGCGAAGATTTGACCGCTGGGGAAGTCGTATACTTTAAGTCGGATGGCAAGGTTTGGAAGGCCGTCGCGACGGCTGCGGCGACAAGTAGATGTGTCGCAATGTGTGTTGCCACCGTGAGCGCCGATGCGATGGGAGCGTTTCTGCTTAAGGGCTTCGCACGATTCAACTCTGAGTTTCCTACCTGGACCATAGGTGGTGCTCTGTACACACCAGAAGCCGAGACTTCCAGCAAGAACGTCCCTGAGCAGGCTGCCCCTGACACTGACGGAGACTTCGTTCAGATTGTTGGGTACGCAATATCTGCTGACGCAATTTACTTCTGCCCTGACAGTACTGTAGTCGAGGTTGCATAGTGCCTAACTATGAGAAAGTAAACGACGTTGTTGCCGGTAGTATTGCTGGCGTCAATGGCGTTGCTGTGGCCAACATCCAGAACGTTAACGGACAAGACAAGCCTGCGGGCGCGTCAGGTGCTTCACTCTGGGTCGCTGGTGGTAACGACAGAAGGGTTGGGTACATCAGCAACAGCGATCTCTTGGCTGGCAATAACTGGTCTGACTATGACGCCTTCGCGGGTGGCTCGTCACCCTTTCCAAGCGGTAGCGTTGATAACTACTACTTGGGATACGGGAAAGACGGATCGGGAAATAGTCTGTGGGTATCGCTCTATGAGACTGACAATCCAGAAATAACGATCCACGACGATGGCGCCTCAGGACCATGGACCGGGATCAATACAGATGAAGACGGAAACAACCTCTCGATCAGACGGTTTGCCGTCGAGTGGGGAAACAACGTCTGGATCGCTGTTGGCAAGATGTCGAACACCGCCAAGGAGGTCTGGAGGTCCACCAATGGCACTGACTGGGAAGTGATCGACATCTCTGGTGTGACAGGAATCACGACTGAAGGAATCTACACCATTAGGTCGAATGGTGCGGGTACTTGGTGGTTCGCTCAGAACAACAGGATCTACACAAGTACTTCAAATGGCGAGTCTGGCTCCTGGGGCTTGATGCACACCCTGCTCGACGGGGGCAGCGACCCCGGTAAGATAAGGTGTATGGCATACACAAACAATACGCTGCTGGTGGGCATCCTGAATAATGGTAAGTTCTACACAGCGTCCACGTCTGACTTGACTGACTGGTCAGGCGCAACAACGCTGCAGCATCACGCCTCGTTATGCTTTGACGATCAAAGGCACATCGCATCAGCAGCCGGTCGGGTAGTTGTTGTTGGTGGTCAGTATAAGTCTACGTTTGATATCAACGGAAAGACGACTACTATGGACGAGAACGGTGCCGACTTCAGCGGTGACGGCACCGGACACGGCAACGTCTACGGCGTCGCAACAGATGGTTCCACCTGGGTGGCTTGTAGTCTAACAGGCGACATGTTCTACTCAACTAATGGTGGTGACACCTGGGTTGCCTCAACCACAAATGTCGGTAACGAGGACATGATGCACGTAGCCGCTGACGTAACCTTACCTCTCTAAGGAGAACTCATGAGTTCGAATCTTAAAATTGCCAGCTTCGATACTTCAGTCTTACAGTACAAAATTGTAAACGACTCAAGCATTACCAACGCACCTTTAGTCGACGTCCTTCAAGGTAGCGGTGTTCTACGCGACATTAGTTTGGACTTGTCTACAGGCATTAACAACGACTATTACCTCAAGTTGTGGTTGCAGTCGGCGTCGCTTGCTTTGGGTACCACGCCACCTGATATTATTATTAAGGCTGACGAGGACCAGATAGTTCGCATGAACTTTCCCGGCGGCATCCCGTTTTCGGCATTGTCTGCCGCGCTCGTCGACAGTAACGCGGATAACTCATCCGCGATGACCACCACAAATAACAGCGGTACCGTCAAGATAACGATGGTAGTTTCGTAGGAGTCCACCATGGCAATTAAAGTAACCGATGTCCCGAAGCGATTAGCTGAGACTCTTGTCATCGACACAGCCGCCGATGCTACGGGCTCTGGGTCAGGCGATAACGTCTTTACGGGGACGTCGAAGGCGACTAAGTTTTACTGCTGGAAGATCGATGGCACGCTGGTGCCGACCGCGTTCTTTATCAAGGTTCAGGAAGCTACATCATACACGTTGACTAACGATCCAAGCTGGCGGTTTTACTGCCCCGCTAACTCACAGGTGACGTATATTTTTCCGGAAGGCCAGACATTTGGTACGGGAATTAGCTTTATTGCGACGACAACGTCTGCGAGCAGCGCTAACACACAAGATGACCCAGGTGGTACCGTCACCGTCACAGTTCTCGGAGGAACTTGATCATGAAAGACTTTCTAAACAAACTTTTCTGTTCTCAGAAGCGCGTCTCTTGGCGTCGACTTGCGGTCCTTGTCCTAAGCACAGGCCTGCTTGCTGCTGGCCTACTCGCCTCAGACCAATGGTTGTACGTAGCCCTGGCTTACATTGCTGGTGATAGTGCTGAAAAGGCTATGGCTGCTATCGGCCTGGCTAAGAAGTAGTAGACGATGGCCGCAGCACTAACCATTACAGGATTCCACGATGCAGTTGACTACAAGATAGTCAAGTGTACTTCGATCGAAGACGCAACTGTAGTTGTGAACGCGACTGGGGGCGAGGGAATCCTGTATGCGGCATATTTGGACTCAGCAGGCACTACTTCGGCAGTCTCCCTACACATCTTAGATGGCAAAGACACCGCTAACACAGAGATTGCCGTCCGAGGCGCGGGCACTTCTGTCCGCTCGGTTCAGATTCCGACGGGCTTCCGCTTCGACATGCTTAATTTCTGGGTCAGCGCTAACAGTACTGAGAACGACACCACAGATTTTGCTGGTACCGTCGAAGTTACATTAGTCTGCACTTGAGGTAAGCATGTCATTTACAAAGACGACTACGATTAGTGCTCTTGGCGGCACGCTTATCGTTGACTTTGATGCGGACACGACAGTCGCGGCTCATGTCACGGGTAATACAACTGGCACCCTGTACCTGGTTGAGGTTGACAACACGGCAAACGCGTCGACATCAGCTTACTTGCGGATCAAAGACGCTCAGTCAGCGGGTTCTGCGGGAACACTGGTCCCTACCTGGATGTTTGTCGCGGCTCCAGGTAAGAAAGCATCTTACGCCCTACCGGAGGGTCAAGCTTATGGGACGGGCCTGACTTTGTGGTGTACAAGCAGCAACGTTGCCCAGAACACTACTGCACCGGCAAGCGCTGTAATCGTTCGCCTGATTGCATCATAGAGATGACCATGACTGATTCGCTTACTCTAATCATTGTCGGCATACTTGCGGCGGTTGCAGCTTTTTTTAAGCTTAGGTTTTCGGATAAGAACCAAAGCCAGCACTTCAACCTACCGAAAAATAAGGTAGCCAAAGTTGCGCGCGAAATAAGTGACAAAGAGTTCCAAGAGAACCTGAAAGCTATCAAGGAAGATCTCGAAGGAGACTCACCTGCGGATGACTTGGCATCAAGAGGCAATACGAGAAGACGATGATTGCCGTTCTTTTAATGTCTGCAGCCTTTGCCATGGAGCCCCCGGCACGACCCGATGTTCCGAAGCCTGTAGCAGGCCAGTGCGAACGAGTTCTACCGATTAACAAGGGTAAGCCGCTCCCAACTCAGTTGACTATCGATGTGGCAATATCCGATTGCTCTGCCGTTGCGGTTCCGTTGTCGGATTATGCGGACCTGCTATCGACTGAGGCCTGGTCGAAGAACCTGAGCGCTCGTTACAAAATCGACACAGCCGAGCTAACGAGAGAAAGAGACTGGTATAAAGATAGGTTAGACCTGGAACTTAAGCCGAAGCCCTGGATAGAGCGGCCAGGTACCCAGCGTTGGCTTGGTAGGATAGAGACTATAGTGATCGTCGGTATCGTCACGGCTGGGTTAGGCGCAACGTACCACTACAGTGCGGGGGCAGGACAATGACACTAAAAGACTTCGCGGTACCTGGACTGACTGTAGTGTTTGCTGCAGGTATTTGTTTCGCATCTCTCGAATCGGCGGCTCAAGAGACTGAAGACCTGGACAAGCGGGTCAAGGTACTTGAGTCTAAGTCAGGTAAGCAGGATGTTGTAGACCTCAAGATTGAAGGCGTAGAGACGCGACTCGACAAGATGGAAGACATCGTAGCCAAGATGCTTGAGATGCAACAGCAGCAAGCAATCAACCAGGCAGCTATCTGCCAAGCTACAAACGCAAACTGCAGCCGATGAGACCCGTACTATTAGACTACGTCGATTCTATTGGTCATGCTGTGTTTGAGTCAGGTGAGTACAACCTGAACATCATTGGTATTCGTAGCAAGGATCACAAGGCGAACAGCTTTGATGACCGTATTTGTGTAGTCTATAAGGACGAGCAGGGTTGGATTACCCGCACCTGGGAGTGTACTACTGAGCCTGGTAAGTATTGGCTCGAGAATCCCAGCAACGTAAAGGGTACTGCTATCCTTGTACCTGGTCAGTATCGGTCTGTATGGAAGATCGACAAGCACCAGGGGAGATACGATGCGCTCTGTCAGAGAAACGGTACAGTCAAGACTTATCGTGATAGCAATAAAGACGATGTTATTGACCTTGACGTACAGTCTATTACTGAAGGCTATTACGGAATCAACATACATAAAGCAGGGGCTTCCTCGACCCAAGTAGACAAGTGGTCTGCTGGGTGCCAAGTCTTCAGTCACAGTGCTGACTTTGAGGAGTTCATGAGCATCTGCTACGCCGCTAAAAATAAGTGGGGGAATAGCTTTACGTACACGCTTATTGAAGAGCCTGTATAGTGGAAGCTTTAATCGACTCCCTCTTGGCTGGCGGACACCTCGGTGTCTTCGCTGCGTTTTTGGTGTATCAGTTCTTTACGATGCAGAAACGACTGGACAATCTGGTAGAAGGCTTTCAAGAGCAACTTGACCAGATTCGAAAAGACTACGATGACCGTACCGAGAAGATGCGCGAGCGGTACGACCGAGTCATCAGCGAGTACAGGGATGCGGCAGACAGTCAGTCAAAAGACTTTCTCATCACCCGAACTAAGGTCCACAACGATATTGTGTCGAAACTCGAGCGTCTCTTAGACAAAGCTCAGTCATAAGAACTTCAGACACAAACTAATTACTGAGATTACTAATGCCGCTAAAGAAAAGAACGTCGCTCGTTTACTGGCACGCCAACTGCGCTCAACACTATACCGCTTCACTTCAAACTCAAAGTGTTGCTCAGGAGTCCAGTCAGGAATCTTCTGCGTGTACTCAGAGCACTTGCGATGTTCCCACAGAGCGTCCTCGGGTATCTGGAGACCCCGGTACATTAGGCAGACGCCTGCCTGTTTGCTAGCGCCATTGTAGGGCTTATAAAGCCCGCATCGTCCGCATCTTGCCATAAGAAAATACCCCGCTCAAGTTGTTACGCTCAAGCGGGGCCAGGTTTAATCCACTTATGTTGTACCGTAACACTCAGCCAATCTGAGAGCCTACGGCTTTGTCCCACCACACTGATGTGAATTATGTTGCAGAGCAACACACGTAGCTAACCCGCTTAAGACTCAGACCTCCATGATGTCGTGAAAAAACTTATCCGCGCATCGATCGAGTAGTTTTTCCGTTGCGTCGGCTGCGTCATCAGACAGCGCCGCTGCAATCAAGGTGTCGTCAATAAACAATCCGTAACCACCACTGATAGGGTGTACCTCTAAACCCTCGAACCCCATATCCTCCAGGGCAATGATAAGTTGGTTCGCGTTTTCAGCGGCGACATAAAGCGTCGCAAGTTCTTCTACGGTATCCATTGACCTAATATAGCTCATCGGCGAGACCAGCGACCGGGACCACTACGCGCATCGATTCTTGCGCGCTCACCTAAGTCGACCAGGTGGGCCACCCAGCTTTCGTACCTTACAGGCTCGTTTTCCGCCGTCTTGGGCGAAGACGAGAACGCTTCAGCCAAACCCTTTACGTGCCTCATAGTAGGTAGGCGGGCACCCGACTCTATTCGACTGACCTCAGACTGACTAAGCCCTGCGGCTCTCGACAGGTCAGCTAAAGTCCACAGTCGTGATTCTCTTGATTTTCGCATGAAGCGTGCAAACGCGCTTTCGGACATGTCATCTCCGTTTGAACCACAACGGTAGCCCATAGAGAGTACTGCGTCAACTTTTGTCCTTGACACCCTGTCATGGCTGACATAAGGTTCGAGTCATGAATGGACAACCGCACCTCGACTATTACGTAACCTCGACGCATGACTTGAACTTTCTCGAGCGCATTGAAGGGCTGGTTCCTGGTACGCTTGTCTACGGTCGGATGTCGGGGCATCGGCGGAAGATTCGGCTCAAGAACTCAACCCCTGAACAGCGAGGTCAGTTTACGTCATGCGAAATTTACGCACCCTTGCACGCTGCTTGGTTAGTCGAAGGCTTACTCGCGCACGGCTCAATGGCGTACAGCTACTCGGATTTAGTTGGCATTGGGTCAATCACTGGATGGTCGACCGACCCTACAGAGCTACAAAAGCTTCGTGACCAGGGTAGAGCGCAGGCGCAACGCTCGATTAGCAACGGTGAGCTTCGAGAGCACGTCTTAGACATTGCAACCCCTTATCAGTTCATGGGCGTAGCTTGGTGCCGCACGAGGCCCTGGTCGATGAATGTCTGGGCTTGTGGCTCCGGTAAGACTCTCGGCGCAATCATGGCATCTCTCGGTCGATTTGGTCCGATACTTGTTGTATGCCCCGCTAAGGCCCGCCATGTGTGGTGGAGTCAAGTACAAGAGTACACGCATATAAAGCCATTCAGGGTGCGTCCGTCGTCTGAGCGGCGCAAGAAGGACCAGACTTTTGACGAGTACTTAGAGGAATGCGGCACAACAACGAGGCCGTTCGTAATCATTGGCGCAGAATCTCTCGCGGATAACATCGATATCGCGAGGAAACTCAAGCCCAGCATCTTAATACTCGACGAGATTCACACCCACGGAAGTCGTAAACGATGGACGGCAATCCAAGAAGCTGACGGGAGTGTCTCGTTCGAGCGGCGAAAGACTGCCGCGAGCAACCGTGCGAACTCTGCCGTCGACCGTGAGAACCGCGCGGTAGCTGCGATGGACCTGAGTCGGATGAAGAGTCTGAACCTACGCATTGGCCTAACTGCTACGCCATTAGATGACGGTCGTCCGCGACGCCTGTGGTCGCAGCTTGACCTGTTGGCTCCTGGTGGGTTCTCTCACAGCTACTCAAACTTTGCGCACCGATACTGTGCGGCCCGTCCAGGACAATACGGCGGCCTCGATGACACGGGTGCAAGCAACCTGGCGGAACTAAAAGCTCGGTGTTCGTTCTTCGTACATGAAGTACCGTATTCAGAATCACACGCATCGCTCCCTGACACACGCGTTCAGGTTGTCTACCTAAGCTCAAGTGAGTTGAACCGAGCAGACAGGTGGAGCGATGACCAGACATTCGGGCAAGCGGTGAAGGGTATGGTGCGCGAAGCCAGCACAAACCCGTTGGCACGAGAGCGTGTAGTGGAGGCTCGGCTGTCAGAAGCTTGCAGCCGTAAGCGGAAGTATGTTGTAAGTGAAGCGATAGAAGGCTTAAAAGGTGGGGGTAAGGTAGTTATCTTTACCGCCAGGAGGCGCGAAACAGAACTGTGGGAGCATGATCTGCGTAGAGCCCTTAAACGTGGAGATGAAGCCTTAGGCGAGGTTCCAGTCTGGATGGCACACGGGGGTGTGCCCGAGTCAGAGCGGGACATGATGGTTGATGCCTTTCGGGAATCCAGCGGACCTTGTTGTTTAATCGCAACAGGACAAAGCGTTGGAACAGGTGTCGACGGTATGCAGACTGCGGACCTCGCCATTTTCGCTATGCTCCCGTGGAAGCCAGGCGACTTCGTGCAGTGGAAGGGTCGGTTCGACCGACTCGGTGGTAGTGCCACACTGCTAAAAGTTGTTGTCGCTGTAGGTACTTACGACGAACGAGTCGTAGAGATTCTCGTTGAGAAGTTCGGTCCCATTGAGTCCTTTCTTAAAGCCGACGAGCTTGAAGGGCTGGGAGAGAAGCTTCTCGGCATGGAAGACGAAGATGCACTTGTAAGCAGTATTATCAGCAAGTTGGAGGTAGTGTAATGGATTTAGATGACGAGCGACTTCACCGTAGGCGAGTGCCTTGGGCGATGTTGGCTAAGGAAGGTGTCGACCCTCGAGAGATAATGGTCGAGGCCCAGAAGCGGCGGATGTGGAAGCTTGCTCGGAGCGCCAAGTATCGAGTCGAGAACCTGAGGAGAGCCGCAGAAGGATGAGTAAGATTCTTATTGATGCGGGAAGATCGTCCCGTGGTTGGTCACGTATAGGGTCATTCTTCCGCTGCCCTCAGTTGTTCGCCTATCAGAACCGACTGAACATGAGCTTGATTCCTGCCAGCGCTCTGACTCGTGGAAGCATGGGCCACGTCATCCAGGCGCATCAGCACGCAATCTGGGGCGCACGTACCGCCGAGGGCGTGTGGGTCGACGAGACACGGTACCATGATCCCAGTGTCTTCTTGTCGCCGGAAGAATCCGTACACGCATGGTGCGACGCCAATGGTGGGCATGAGTACATCGAGCGTATGATTGAAACGTTTCATCGGTACATGGATAAGCACCCCGAGTGTCCGGGTGACGTTGTTGCAGTTGAGTACCCAGTTACTGCCGTGCTGGGCACAAAGGATAACGTGTGGGGTCTGTGGGTTGTACACCCCGAAGACCAACACTTCAACCGTAGGGCTGCGTACATTAAGGCTTACGACGGTGGGAAGATTATTCCTACACCGCTTAACTGCCCTGGTCACCCTGACTGTGGTGCCGCAATAGTTCTGACCCGTCGCTTAGATCTCGTGATTAGGGATCGTGCGGGTAAGATTTTTATCTGGGACCACAAGCACCAGGCCCGTGTGTCCGTGAATGGTAGTGTCGATGGTTACGCAGTTGACGGTGGCTTTGCCGCGTTCCGCATCATGGGTAAGCAGTTGTATGGTGGGAGCTTCGGCGGTGTCGCACTGAACCTTATTCAGACTCAAGAGCCTTGGAAGGTTGCACGACCGATGGTTCCTGCCACGCCTCACAGGGACAAGCACTTTGCTGACATGCTCTGGCGTGCGGAGCACAGCTTAGCTCGACTGGACATGGAGCTACCCGAGTACTGGGACTGGCCTAAGGTTCAGCATGAGACATCTTGCATTGGCCGCTATGGCGCGTGCCCCGCAATTAAGATGTGCTTCTACGGCGAAGCCGCCACAATTTGACCGGGTCAAACCTCTGACCCCTGTTAGTCTTTCTACCCCCAAAGTCATCCAATGCTGGAGAACGCAATGACACCCGAAGATACGCTACCGAACGTAATGATTACCATTTACGGTAAGCCAAAGAAAAAGAAGACAAGCGACGCCTTAGCCGCGTTTCCCAGGGCATTGTTCCTTGGGGTGCCGTCGGCGATTACCCTTGTGGCTCAGAATGAGTTGGGGTTTAGTCCGTCAGTACACCCCGACTCACCGAAGAATCTTACCGACCTCGTCAGTATGCTGAAGAGCTTCGCGGAGATCAGCGACAAAGCATCGCATGACGCACTCGTCGTGGATGACATTAGTCATCTGTGCCAGCGCTCAATGCTTGAGTGGACTGAGAATGGGCCAGCCGGACGCAGCGGAAAGAAAGATAGGTTCTACCCCTACCAGCAGCTAAACCAGCACTTGCTGGAAATTGCTCACACGTCTCGGTACCTGGGAGTTCACCTACTTATGAATTTCCACGAGCGGACACCCGGCACAAACTCGGAAGGGAGATTCTGTCCTGGCGGCCCTGATGTACCTTCGAGGAATCAAATTGAGACGCTACCAGCTTGGTGTGACATCAACGTTCGCGCG